CAGCCCCCGCAGCAGCCCCCGCAGCATCCCGCGCAGCAGCCCACGCAGCATCCCGCGCAGCCCCCGCAGCAGCCCGCGCAGCAGCCCACGCAGCCCACGCAGCATCCCCCGCAGCAGCCCCCGCAGCAGCCAATTCATCCGGGGTCGCAGCCCCATGTGCATATCGTTCGGCTACGTCCAGAGCGTTGAGGCTGCGCGGATCGGTCATCAAGTGCTCAACCTGGCGCGCACACCAAACTGCGTAGAGTCGTATCTCAGCGTCATGCCCCTCCGCCGCCCGCAAGCACCACAGCGCGTCATCAAGCCCGTTACTGTCGAGTATTGATATGATCGAAAGCGGCTCGTCGTCGGCCTTGGTTTTACCTAGGTGTTTGAGAAGCCGCTTCCACCCGGTTTCGCACGGCGAATGTGATCTAATTTGTTCTAGCGTTGTCATCCACATTTTAGTTACCCTCAGTAGAAGTTAACGCAGGCGGCGAACACCGCCAGCAGGAGCCAACCACCGCCAACGATGGCGATGGCGTTGAGTATCAGGGATGCGATGCGGCGGATCATACCAGCGGCACGCAGTCACGATCATCAAACAAATACCCGCGTTCTATCAGGTTGCGATCCAGGCACAGGTCCCTGTATTGGCGATGCATTTCCTGCACCTCCGCAAATACCGGGTCGGAGAATCCGGTCGCTGGCATGTTGGCAATCGGGTCACCGAATCGCGCAATACCAACGCGCCGGCCCAGATCGCGCATCCGTTCGTTTATGGCCGGGTAGTCCAGTTCGACATTGTTCTGTTTCAACATGCCGAGCGCGCCGCAGAGTTGGTCGTATGTGCTCATGTCATTGCCCTCCTCGGGCTGTTGCTGTAGATGAACTATCCCGCCGATAGACTAGAATATCAACTAGAATTGTATTTATTTTATGACCAGAAAAATAAATCCGGTCATTTATACGAATTATTGGGTATATTCCGATATAAATCAGTATGTTCAGGTTTTATTCTGCTCGCTCTTGTTGCCGCGTCGATTCCTAAGCGTCAGCGGCGGGAACGATTGCATTCCCCACTTTGGTCGATTTTCGGGTGATTTTGTGATTTTCGGGCACAAAAAAGCCCCGGTTAAGGGGCTGTTGGTGTGTGTTGGGTGGTTGGTCTATTCCACGATTCGGCCTCGTCGCAGCACCTTGGCGCCGGGTCGGCGGGAGTTAGGCCTCAACAGCCCAAGCATTTTTTCGGCATCGCCAATGAAGACCTGCTCAGCCTCTTGGCACCGCGCCAACAGGCCGTCAGCTCCGCCGTGGTACGTGTAGTTCGCGTACAACTCGCGTACAACGCACGCGGCATCATTCATCGCCGCCCGATAGCCTTCTTGCCAGTCTTTTGGCATTGTTTCTCTGTAGTCTTCGGCTTGCATCTTCTGCTCCTATGCAGGTTGAGGCCTAACAATTCATTCAAGCCGAACTGGCTTCGCTGTCGGCTTAATTCAGGCGTTAGCCGACCATTTCAGATTCGTTGTATAACGTGTCGGGGTCATACTCCACGTCATTCAGATCTTTGAAAGCGGCAACCTCTCCGATATGGCTCACCTGGAGTAACCCACACACCAAGATTCGGAGACATCCGGTTTCAACGTCGATGCTCTCGACTTCCCACCAAGTATCCTTGTCACCGTAGAACCGCATCAATAGCGGTTGGGGCAGGCTGTTGATGTAGTCCATATTCAAAAGGTCGTTCATGTCTTCCTCCTTTTGTTGTTTCCGTCGTGGCTCGGCTAACCACTCCTTCAACCGGACGCCGCCTTCAGCGTCGCCGGTTAAGTCGGAAGCGTTAGGTGCGCAAACTCCGACCCGTTTTCAACCCACTCATTCCACGGTGCCGAAAAGTCGGTGCCTTTTGGGAAGTCTCCGCCATATGGCACCAGAACCCGGAGCCCGTCCACGTTGCCCTCTATGCGCGACCAGCGCTCTAAGATATGCCCGGTCGGCGCCTCGCGGATGGTGAACCCGCCCCATTCATTCCCTTTTTCGTGCACTACGTTACTCATTTTCTCGCCCTCCCCGGGCTTGTGGTTGGCTGTTAGCGCGGTATTCGATCTCATCTGCCGCCTCTGTTAGCCGTCGCGCGACATCATCTTTCCGGCCCGACCAAAACCGCGCCTCATCGCGCAGCTTTTCAACCACCAGGCGCGCATACTGGCCACACGGGAACCGCTCCCAGCCGTCTGCGTACATGGGCAGGACGCTACCTGCGTATAGCTGGATAACGCCGTACACGTCCAGGTAAGATAACTTGTTCATTTTCTCGCCCTCCCGGGGCTGGTGGTGCGCCGTCCGTGGCGCGGGATGGTCAGAAGTTGACAGGCTTGGCGCCGACAGCCTGAGCTGCGAGCCGTGCGTCGGCTTTCTTTTCGTACATGCGGATGCTAATGATGCTGTTGCATTCAATATCGAGCCCGATGGTCAGCTCCCACTTACCGCGCACTTTGTACAGTCTGGCGTATTTCATCGTTGTGCCCTCCCGGGGCTGTTTGTTGGTGCATGTGTAATGTCTCACGGCCGAACTAGAGAATCAACCTGTTTTTAATCTATTTGGCGACCGATTCACGCAATCCGGTCACTGCACAACAAGGAATTTAGTGGTATAATTATCGTGTAACTCATTGATTGGGTTGGATAATGGACAAAATCATCAAGGTGGCACGGGTATCGGCGCGTTACACACTCGGCGCGGTAGCGTGGTTGCTGTCTCTGGTATCTGTAGGGGCAGCGAAACTATCGGTTCAGTGCAGACGATGGGCTGATCGGTTGCAGTAGACAGACGCCAGCCGGGACGATTGTCGCGGGGTGTTAATGGACGCGCCGCTGGGCAGAGTAAGCCAGCCAAGAATGGGCACCACAATCAGGAACAGGCACCGGCCCAAAGGGAATGGGCACCAGTTGATTGCCAACACAGACTCAACCCAACGCGCACAGTACGCAACCCGGCTCAACCAGCGCGGTAGGGCGGTAAGTCGGGATAGGGGAACGATTAACAAACAAACCCCTAAGCGAATCAATCAAGGGATCAAGCCAATCCTACCGCATAGGGGAACATTCACAGGTAAATAGTTCCCCACACATACAGACTGTATATACCACCTGGTAATGGCATCACTTGAAGGAATAGGGATTATTGGATATAGTCGGTATGGTTATGCAAACCACGAAACGGTGTGAGTACAGTGGCTAAAGTGTAATTAGTATGGCGAAATTCGAGAAAGGTCACAAGAAAATCCCCGGTTCCGGCCGGCAGAAGGGTCAGGCGCTCAAGGTTCACATGGATGTTCGAGAGGCGATAGCCCGTTTCGCGGAAGGCAACATTGACAAATTCGTCGGTTGGTTGCAGGAAGTCGAAGACCCCGCCCGAAGGTGTGAGATATTCCTAAAAACCATTGAATATCATATACCTAAGCTCACACGACAAGAGGTCAAGAACATCGGCCCGACACTGGCGGACCTGCCAGACGAAGAGTTGGACCGCCTGGTTGAAGAATACCGCAGGCAAGAGGATGCGCGCATTGCCAATATGCACTGATTCCCCACTTTGGCCTGAAAACGGGCCTTTTTTGGTACAAATTCCCCACTTTGTCTCAAGCCACCAGCGGCGGGAACGAAACCATTCCCCACTTTGGCCTGAAAACGGCCTTTTTTGATGAATCTGGACGCACGGGCAGAGAAGATCCGGTACATCCAGATAGCCGAGGAGCGGCTGCGCAGACAGTCCCGGCGGAAAATCCTCAACTATTACCCTGACACCGGTCGGTTACGGCGGGAACTGTACGTCAAACACCTGGGGTATTTCGAAGCTGGGGCAAGATACCGCGAGCGGCTGTTCCTATCTGCGAACCGTGTGGGCAAAACCGAGGGTGTGGGGCTGTACGAACTCACGCTGCACCTCACCGGGCAATATCCGGACTGGTGGGTCGGCAGACGCTTCGGCAGGGCGATTACCGCATGGGCTGCTGGGGATACGGGCAAGACTGTCAGAGAGATTCTGCAATCCAAGCTGCTTGGCCCGCTGGAAAGCATGGGAACCGGCCTGATCCCCGGGGATGCGATTGAGCGGGTAACCCGCAGTTCGGGGGTTGCCGATGCCGTGGACACGATATTCGTCAAGCACTCGTCCGGCGGGGTGTCGTCCTGTACGCTCAAATCGTACGACCAGCGTCGAGAGTCGTTTCAGGGGACTGAACGTGACGTTATCCTGCTGGACGAGGAACCCCCGCTCGACGTGTACACCGAATGCCTATTACGAACGATGACCAACAACGGGATGCTGATGCTGACGTTCACCCCGTTGATGGGCGTCTCTGAGGTCGTTATGGCATTCCTGCCTGGTGGGAAGCTGGATGGCGATAACGAAGTCGCACCCGGGAAGTACGTTTGCACCGCGACGTGGGATGACGCGCCTCACCTGAGCGAAGAGGTCAAGAAAGAACTATGGGACGCAATTCCACCGTTCCAGCGGGATGCACGGTCGAAAGGCGTCCCTCAACTGGGGTCCGGTGCGATCTATCCGGTTCCCGAGTCCGAATTTACGGTGGACGATTTCGAGATTCCCGGCCACTGGCGGAAAGCCTATGCCCTCGATGTTGGTTGGAACCGTACCGCGTGTCTGTGGGCTGCGCAGGACCCTGAAACCCGGACATGGTACTGCTACAGCGAACACTACCAAGGCAAGGTCGAGCCGTCGGTACACGCTGAGTCCGTCATGGCGAGGGGTACCAGAATCCCTGGGGTTATCGACCCCGCCGCTCGTGGTCGTGGCCAGAGTGACGGCACGCAGTTGATGCAGCAATACCTGGACCTAGGACTTGACCTAACCCCCGCCGATAACTCGCGGGAAGCGGGTATTAACGAGGTCTGGCAAGCGCTGGTGGGCGGTAGACTCAAGGTGTTCAAGAGCCTGACTAATTTCCTGTCTGAATTCAGGCTGTACCGAAGGGACGATAAGGGGCAGATCGTCAAGGTAAACGACCACCTGATGGACTGCCTACGTTATTTGATGATGTCGGGAATCCATGTTGCCGCTGCTGGTGCACGGGATTTCCGGATCGAATGGTTGAAATTCTACGCACAACACAACATTTCCGGGGATAACGTCTACATTCTGGTGTCGCCCGCTGGCAGGAAGCGCAACCAGCCAGAGCAGACTGAAACCGGGGTGATGGTGATCGCCCTGAGTGAAGACGGTCGGTTCTACCTGCTGGACGCCTTCAGGGACAAACTGAGCCTGGTCGAGCGCACCAAGTTGGTATTCGCGCTGCACAGGAAATACAGACCATTGGCGGTGGTGTACGACGAGTACGGGTTCGACTCTGACCGGCAACACCTTCGCGACGAGATGGACAGCCAGAAATACCACTTCGAGATAAAAGAAGCGAAGGACGGCAACGGCTCGCTGAAGATAGAGGACCGGATACGGCGACTGACGTCTACGTTTGAACGCCGGTTGATGTGGCTGCCCGAGAAGCTGATAAAGGATAGATCGGATGGCAAACAGGCGGACATGATCGACCTGTTCATTGAGCAAGAGTACCTGCTGTTTCCAACGGGTTCTAATAGGATTATGCTTGATTGCATGTCGCGCTTATTCGATATTGATCTATCGTGGCCCGCTGGGAAGTACGGCGAGCACGCTGTTGTAAACCCGTTTCCTGAATGGGCGTATGACCTATGAACCGTAAGCCGCTCGGCGGTACTCAGGATTGGCGGGCGATGATGTACGCTCTTGATCCTAGTTTGAATGATCCAGAAGTGGCGTATCGGTTCGGGGATCGTGAGTTTAGGGAACAACCTAACACCGGGGCGTATGGTGTGACGATGATCTATACCGAGTCAGGATTCCCCCGGATCACAGAAGATGGCAACGCGAGGTTAAAAGAATGACCCTGGGCGTGAAGATTACAGAGCTTCCTGCTGCTGGGACGATTGTCGGCACCGAGCAGTTTGAGGTGGTCCAATCTGGGCAGAGCAAGCAGGTCACCGCGAATGGCTTGATGGGGCCTCACACGTCGGCCACTGGGACGGCGGTGCATGGACTGGGCACGATGTCCATCCAATCGGCGAGTGCGGTGGCGATCACCGGTGGGACTATCACAGGGATTACCAATCTAGCGGCGAATTCGGTGGCGATCACTGGCGGGACTATCACCGGCATCACTGATCTTGCGATAGCAGATGGTGGGACGGGTGCGAGCACTGCGGCGGGGGCAAGGACTGCGCTAGGGTCTACCGCGACGGGTGACGCATTGTTCACTGCGGCGAATGCGGCGGCAGCTAGGGGAACTCTGGGGTCTACCACGGTAGGGGATGCGGTGTTTATCGCGGCGAATGTGGCGGCTGCACAGACAGCACTGTCGTTGGTCCCGGGGACGAACGTACAGGCATACGACGCAACCCTGACAAGCATTGCGTCAAAAGGAACTGCTGCTGACAAGGCGCTGTACACCACTGGGGTTGATACATGGGCCGAAACCCCGCTGACGGCTGCCGGTAGGGCTCTGATCGATGATGCTGACGCGGCGGCACAACGAACAACGCTTGGACTTGTGATAGGCACGGATGTCCAAGCCTATGACGCAACCCTAACGAGCATCGCATCGAAAGGCACTGCTGCCGACAAAATGCTGTATACCACGGGTGTTGATACGTGGGCTGAGGCTGCGATTACGTCAGCGGGCAGGGCGTTGATTGATGATGCCAATGCCGCTGCGCAACTCGCCACACTCGGCACCGAGTCGTTCAACACGTTTGTCAGTGCGGATCAGACGATCACGTCCTCCGGCGGGTTGACGCTGGCACACGGTTTGGGGTCTGCCCCGCGATTCGTTTTTGTCATGCTCGTCTGCCAAACCGCCGAATTGAACTATTCAGCCGGCGATGTCGTGACGTTATCCAGCGGCTTTCCTGCCATATGGCCAGACAGCACGAACGTCAATGTTCGGTACAGCTCTGCTGCGGTTCAGGTAGTGAATAGAACCACGGGGGCTCCCGCGTCGATCACCCTGGCAAACTGGAAAGCGCGGTTCGTAGCAATCAAATAAGGGTTTGAAAATGGCAACTTCACGAACAGTACAACCGCTCGAATCTCGGCACTACGTCGGCGCGGATGGGAAATACTGGGGATCGGTCGGCGGGCTGCGGATCGTGGAAATAGAAACGCCCGAGCCCGTCGAGGCGCAGATTGTCGATGGCGACGGCAAACCCGTGCTGACGAAGGACGGCTCGCCGGTGGTGCGCATTGAGCATCCGGAACCGGTCGTGATTGAGCGCGAGGAATGGCCCGAAGTCCCGGTGGATGCGGTTGAAGTCCCTGAACCCCCAGCGTCGCACCTCGAAACGTGGAACGGGAAAGCCTGGGTGCCGCCTGCGCCGGAAGTCGTGGCAGCGGATAAACGCGATCAGGCCCGGGAAAGGATCGCCAGTAACCCTGAATTCTCGGCGCTAATCGATGCGGTGGCTGCGCGGCTTGGGATCACTAGCGACGCGCTGCGGGCCGATGTTGCGGGCAGGATTCATGGTTGACGGCCGAGTTGTGCTGGTCGATGACTCATATGGGTCAACGGCATCGGCGACCGAATCGCCCCGCGTTGTGGCGGTTGATGATTCGTATGGCGCAACCGGCATGACTGCTGAGTCGTCCCGTGTAGTTGTTGTTTCGGATGAGTTATAATAATGCGGACTATTATGCCGTTCGGTAATAACCATGCTTGATACGACCACCACACTGGGCGAGGCGATGTTGATGCGTGACGTTCTCGCGGTGCTTGACAGACATTATCCGATGCACGTCTGGTCGGTCGATGTCAGCGGTGGGGTTGTCAGCGTCAAAGCACCAGGACTGAACGGGGTCATGGGTTTTGCCATACGTCAGGATAGGGTAACCCCGAAGAAGATCATGCTGGCTGGTGGTGAAATACTTGAGCGATTCCGGCAAAAGCGGGGCAAGGCCGATAGGGATCATTATCGGGCGATTCCACGAACAATACGCGGCGACGCGGTAGCCTTATCATGATTGGGATTCAGGAAGTCAACGATACCCCCGAGATTGTCAAGGATACGGGGTCGGACTTCTGGCTGCAGGTTGCCAAGGACGCCTATACCACGTCAACGACATGGTTCGATGCCAATGTTCGCTCAAGGATTGAGAAGAATGTGTCGATGTTTCAATCGAAGCATCCACAGGGAAGTAAGTACAATACAGATGCGTACAAATACCGCTCGCGGGTATTCCGTCCGAAGGTAAGGGCCAGCATTCGAAAGTCGGCTGCTGCGGGTGCGGTGGCGTTCTTTTCAACGTCCGATGTTGTTTCCATCACCCCTAACGATAATTCCGACGAACAGGCGGCTAGTGCGGCGATTAACCAAGCCGTTCTCAACTACCGGCTGGACAAATCAATCCCATGGTTTCGCATCCTGATTGGCGCACTCACTGACGCCAAGGTTCAGGGTATTGTTGTATCCAAACAGCAATGGATTTACCGGGAATCCAACGGCAAGGTTGAGACAGACAGACCTGACATTGCCCTGATACCGGCTGAGAATTTCCGGTTCTCTGCTGCGGCGGATTGGCTGGACCCGATAAACACCAGCCCGTACCTGATTCAGTTGATTCCCATATCTGTCGGGGAAGTCAAGGAAAGGATGAAGTCGGGCGAATGGCGGGAACATACTGACAATGAAATCCTGTCCGCAACGCAAGAGGGAACGACATCAACCCGGGTCGTAAGACAGGACGGTAGAACGGACCCGACCGATCAAAGGCACCACCTTCGAGACTTCGACACCGTGTGGGTCAGGGAATACATCGTCCGGCATGAAGGGTCCGACGTTGTGTTCTGGACGCTGGGGCACAACAGCCTATTGACTGAGCCGGTTCCGCTTAAAGAGGTTTACCACTTCGGCAAACGACCCTTTGTTCTTGGGTCGATTGATATTGAGCCGCACAAAGCCTATCCCGCCGGTGCGCCTGAATTGGTTGATGGGCTGTCGTCCCAAGCGAATGACATCGTCAATCAGCGGTTGGACAACGTAAAGCTGATCCTGAACAAGCGATATTTTGGGAAACGGGGACGAAACGTCGATTGGAACATGCTGCGCCGCAGTGTTCCCGGCGGGATTGTGATGATGGACGAATTTGATTCTGTCCAACCCGAACCGATGGAAGACATTACCCAAACCGCGTACATGGAACAGGACCGAGTCAATGCAGATATTGACGAGCTTTTGGGCGCGTTTTCACCCAGTTCGGTGGCAAGCAATCGTCAATTGAACGAGACGGTTGGCGGAATGAACCTGCTGAGTTCGGCATCAAGCGCGCTGACCGAATACGAAATGATGGTGTTTGCCCAGACATGGGTTGAGCCTGTCCTGCGACAAATGCTTCTGCTGATACAGACCTACGAAAACGACCAGACCATTCTGGCGCTTGCCGGGGAAGAGGCCAAGATTTATCAGAAGTTCGGCATAACTGAGATAACCGACAAGCTGCTGATGGCCGAACTGACCTGTAGGGTAAATGTCGGGTTTGGATCAACCAGCCCGCAAAGCAGGATTGAGAAGATCGCCATGGGGCTTCAGGCGATTGGGCAGTTCGCGCCTCAAGCGATGGCCATGATAGACCCTCAGGAAATGATAAAAGAGGTATTTGGTGCTTTGGGTTATAAGGACGGCGGAAGATTCTTCAAACAGGATCAAAATGCCGTTCCGCCGCAAATGCAGCAGCAAATTCAAGCCATGCAGGAAGAAATACAGCGGCTCAGGTCCGGTGTGGATGTCGCCAATATCCGTGCGCAAAGCCTGATTGAAGGGAAGCAGATTGATGCGGAAGCCAGGCTGCGAGCGGCTGAAATGACTCAGGCGGCTGCGTCCGAGCGCGAACACCTGAAGGGTGAGTACGCCATGGAACTTGCGCGGCTCAATGCTGAACTTGGAACCGTGGAAACCAACTTGAAGATGGCCGATTCCGACACCAAACGTGGTGAACTTCAGCTTCAAGCCAGTGCGCTACGGTTTGAAATCGCCCGCCAGACACGCCAAATGGATGAGCGGCTGGCAAATTTGTCGCAAAACATCAACAGAGACAACAAGGTTGGCGTCATGACCCGGGGTGATTATGGGGAAGTCCCGTTTGCCAGGGGTTGATATAACTTTTCGTCATGATTGTTGAAGTTTTAAGTCCAATAGTGTAGGGTTATCAATGAATGAGGGTTATGACCAGAATCAAAACAGCACGGATGACGCACTTTTAGCAGATGCACGGATGGGGTTGAGGATCGAAGAGTTCTTGGCGTCCGATGTGGGGCGTTATCTGGTGGACAGGGGTGAGGCGGAAGAGGCGGCGGGGGTTGAAGACTTGTTGGCCGCCGAGGATGGATCAAAAGAGAGTCTGGCAGCGCGGCAACGGGTTGGTGTGGCAAAGTTGTTCAAGACGTGGTTAATAGAAGGTGTTGAAGCGGGCATTGCGGCCACGTTGAACCTTAGATTGATGGAGAATTTCGACGATGAGTGATGATGAAATCGTTCTTGAAGCTGAACTTCATGAAGCGGATCAAGAAGGCCATGATGATCAGCAGAAAGGCAATGACACCACACATGAGCCGGTAGAGCGCGTTCTTTCACCAAGAGAGCAGCTTATCAAGGACATGGCGGATCGTCGGCGGGAAGCGACGATGGGGGCCGCTGACGAGCCTACCAGTAACCGGCGGGAAGAAGAACCGCCTGAAACAAACAAAACCATGACCCTGAAGATTGATGGCGAAGAGCGTGAAATGCCGCTTTCCGAAATCATCGACCACGGGGTTCGGTCGTTACAGAAAGAAATTGCAGCGGATGCCCGATTGCGGGAAGCCGTGGAAATGCGCCGTTCAGCGGAAGCGCGGGCGGCAGAAGTTCAGGCGCTGGCCAATGAGCTGATGGCGCAAAAAGAGCGAGAACGCGGAGAGGCGCTATCCCATGCGGACGCTGCCAATCTGAAAGAAGCGGCCAAAGAGGTCTACAACAAAGTCCTGTTTGGCGATGAAGACGAAGCAGTAGAAGCGCTGGCAAGCATGATGGGGCGTGGCAACACCACCCTTGATGGTCAGGCACTGCTGAACAGGGCGCAAGAAATTGCACGCGCCGAAGTGTCAAAGGCAGAGAAGATTCGTTCTGATGCCATGGCTGAAATCGCGCATGAGCGTGCTGTATCCAGATTCAAGGACCAGTACAAAGAGATTGCCGAAGACCCCATGCTGTACCGACTTGCCGACGAAGAGACGCTGTTGGTTCTCAAAGAGCATCCCGAGTGGAATGCCGACAGAGACCTTGAAGCCATCCTTTCGGAAGCCGGTAAGCGTGTTCTGGACTGGCGCAATCGAACCATGGCGGTTGATAAGCGTGACATGAAGCGCAACTTGAAATCCATTTCCGGCACGTCTGGCCGAATGCCATCGGCGCCGGAACCACGACAAAAGACAAGCTCCGAGATAATCGCCGATCAGCGGCGCGCTCGGGGTTTGGCAGTCTATTAAGGAGAAAGTGTTATGGCTGGACAACTCTGGTCTGTACAACTTGCAAGCATGACGGCGTACTCGTATGAGTTCAGCGACATGCTGCGCATGGCCATTCAACCGCGTGTTCGCTTTCGCCAATTTTGCGATGCGAAAGACGCATCCACCGCCGGGCTTCATGCCGGTGACAAGTATTACTGGGAACGGTACGGCGACGTTGATGCGTCAACGGACACCTACCTGGCTGAAAATGCCCCCATGCCCGAAGGTTCGTTTTCCTACAGTCAGGGCAGCCTGACGCTTCGGGAATACGGCAAGGCAGTTCCGTTTACTGGTCAGTACGACGATTCAAGCCGTACCCCGGTGACGGAGATTGTTCAAAAGAGCCTGAAGAACCACGCCGCGAAGGTGCTGGATCGTCAGGCAAAGGCGCAGTTTGACCTGACGAAGCTCTATGTTGCGCCTTCTGGCGGTACGTCAACCACCGCTCTGGACGTATCCACCACGGGGTCAACGGCGGTAACCAACAACGTCGCTTTGGGTGACACCCACGTCAAGCTGATTGCTGATCTTATGAAGGAGCGCAACATTCCGTCCTACGATGGGGCGAACTACTGCGCTATTGGCCGTCCGGCGACGTTCCGAACCTTCAAGGACTCACTGGAAGCGAAGTTCGTCTATGTTCAGGACGGCTTTCAATCCATGCTGAACGGTGAGATCGGTCGCCATTACGATGGTGTTCGGTTCTTCGAGCAAACCAACATCGCGTCAGCCGCATGGACCAATGCGAAGTCCGATGAAGTGTTTTTCTTCGGTGAAGATACCGTGGCGGAAGCCCTGGTGATTCCGGAGGAGATTCGCGGCAAGCTGGCAACTGACTTCGGTCGCTCACGGGGTATCGCCTGGTACATGCTGGGTGGATACGGAATTGTCCATGACACTGCCGTCGAAAGCCGGATTGTCAAATGGTCCAGCGCAGCGTAAAGGAGAACTGACATGGCTTACGATCAAGGCAATGTGATTACCTACACCACTGGCGCTATCACCACGACCGCCGGCGCCGTCACTCTTCCCATTCGTGGTCCGAAGGGGAAGCAAGGCCGACTGGTGGATGTCATCGCCCGGTGTACCACCACCCATGTTTTGGGGTCTACACCGACCAAACTTCAGATTGGTATTTCTGGAACCTTGGAAAAGTTCGGTGCATTTCTTCCGCCGGCTATGACGGCCCCAGCTGGGTCTGCGTTGAGCGACAAACCTGGTGCTTCGGCGTTCCCCGTAAACGTGAACATCGACGCTGACCAGTTGGTCCTGTTGACAACCGTGGCCAATGCGGGCGGCTCACCGGCGGGTGTCATCACCTACGATGTTGTCATTAGCTGGTTCTAATGATCTGGAGGCTGAAATGAAAAGCATGAAATACACTGGGACGGATGAAAACGCAGGCGAAACCCAAGCCATGGAAAAGCTTGGCTTGTACAAGCAGGAGAAGATCGCAGATGATCGCGGCGCTCAGGGCAATGATGGCCCTACTGGAAACCAGGTTCCTGCTCGTAAGCCAGAAAAACTGGCGAAAGGTTTTACCATCAAGTGATAACACCGGGGCTTAACGGCCCCGGTTTCTTTCGGAGGATTTATGGAAACCGACGACCACTGCACGATGACAACCTATCCCACCGGCGGGACGCCAACTCGGTCGCGACAAGAGCGAACGCGAGAGGAATGGGCGAAAGACAACAAGTCGAACGAGAAAGCGCGTGAACTTGGGCTTGGTTTGTGCAAGCCGCTGAACCCGAACGATTACCCCATGTACAAAGGTGGACTCTGATGTTGGACGAGAAGCGGCCTTACAACATGGTGTGGGGCGTTGGCGGTGCTCAAAAATACATTCAGGATGGCGTTGAATACTTGCCTGACAAGAAAACCGTCCTTGTTCACGAAGAGCCCGCAAGCGTTCAGGAAGAACCCGCAAGCGTTCAGGAAGAACCCGCAAGCGTTCAGGAAGAACCCGCAAGCGTTCAGGAAGAACCCGACGAGCACGGAAAGCCACACTGGCGCACACTCAAGGCGCAAGTAGAAGCAAAAGGCGGCGTGTGGACGGATTCGGAAGCGGCTATTAAGTTCCTGGGTGAATCCTAATGGCTACCTTCACGGCTGTCGTATCAAAGTCGGCGTCTGCGAGCCTTACCGCGCAGAATACATTCACCTCAGGGGTAGTATTGAGTGGGGCGTTCAGTCTATCGATCAGTGGTACCTGGGCCGGGACTGTGACAATCCAGAGGTCATTCGATGCTGGAACAACCTGGCTCGACGTGCAGAACTACACCGCTAATTTCGAGGATACCGGGAATGAGCCGGCTGTTGGCGTCCTCTACAGAGTCGGATTCAAAACCGGGAACTACACCAGCGGCACCGCTAACGTGAGGATCGGCCAATGAAAGGCGGGGTGATGGAATCCCAACAGGGGTCTGGAGGCATCTCTTCATCTCAAGCTAGCGAGACTGTAGCTGGTATTGCGGAATTGGCGACGCAAGCTGAGGTTGATAACGAAGCCGATGATGTGCGGATTGTTACGCCGCTCAAGCTCAGCAAAATAAAACGCCGCATGACGACGAACAGTTTCCTGATTGGTAATCTAACGCTCGTTACTAGCCGCACGGATAACTCGGAAACGATCGCGGTAAAAACACAGGCGGGTACTGATCCTTCCGCGAGCGACCCCGCTTATCTGGCGTTCCAGGACGGCACTGGTGGGTTTTCGGTGTTATCCATTACTGCCGTATTATCGCTGACACTTTCCAGCGGATCGACGTTGGGTGCGCTCAATAATGAGCCGTTCCGTATCTGGATCGTGGCATTCAATGATGCCGGAACCCTGCGTTTGGGTGTAATCAAATGCTACACCGGCACTGCGATTGTTGGTCTTGAGGACAACGGCGTAGCGTCGAGTACTGCCGAGGGCGGGGCCGGAGCAGCGGGCAGCGCGGGTGTTTTCTACACCGGCACGGCGGTAACCTCGAAAGTCTATCGGATTCTCGGGCGGCTGGACTACACACTGACGACCGCCGGGACGTGGGTCACCGCACCGACGATCAAGTTGTTCAGCCAAGGGAGCAAGCTGCCGGGGGATGTTGTTCAGCGTGCGCATAATTCTTACAGCGCAGCGGCCACGGGGACAACAGTACTCCCTATGGACGATACGATCCCTCAAAGTACTGAGGGTAACCAGTATATGGCCACGCCGGCATTGCTCCCTGCCGCGGCGGCGAACCTTTTGAAGATAAATGCGGAAGGTGAGTTTGCCAGTTCCATCAACTCCAACTGGCTAACGGTGGCGTTGTTTAGAGATTCAGCAACTGATTGTTTTGCGGCAGGGTTCTTTTACACCCATCCCACAGCCGGGGGGACAACTCGCATAGTAGTTGCGCCTACTCCATTTGTCGCCGGGAGTGTTGCAAGCACTGTTATATCGGTTCGGGCCGGAATAACTACGTCTGCCACAACTACGTTTAATGGGTCTAGTGATAGATTGTTGGGGACTACCAATAAATCATTCATCTCCATTGAGGAGATCATGGTGTGACCATCGGTGTTTTACTTCTTAATTCCAGTTTGTTCCTTAGGTGTATTAAACTGATGAGGTTAATATAATGAAAGGCGGAATACTGGAATCTCAAGTTAGGGCTGGCCCTCTCAAATGACCCGCCTAAGTACGTCAATCCATTGTGATCCGCTCATCCCGGCTTCCGAGAAACATCACCTTTAAGAATTTTTAGGATGTCAATCGATGTCACTATTGACGATCTGCCAAACGGTATTGCGCGAAACCGGGATGCCGGATGATGGGCTTACAACGGTTACGGGGGCGACCGGGTTCTACAAAATGCTGGTCGAAGCGGTCATTGAAGCCGACGTATTCATTCAGGGGTCGTCGGTTGACTGGCGCTTTCTGTGGAACACATGGACGCAGGTGTTGACGATAGGGGCGAATAGCGGCCTGTACAACGAATACACCCCACCGACCACGGTCAGGGCATTCATTTCAGATGACTATGCAACCCTGATCGGAACCAACCCGATACGGATATACGAATACGAATCGAATCGCACCTTGGCGAACTCAACGCTGTCAGGGACGCCTACCGCGATGATCCTTCTTCCCAACAAAAAGGTACGACTCACCCCAATTCCGACCGCTGCTTTGACCTTGACGGCAGAGTATTTCCGCACCCCTTTGAAGATGTCGGCGGATGCTGATGTTTCTCTGATCCCGGCGGAATTTGAGCGGGCCATTGTCACTTTGGCGAAGGCGAAGGTGAATGAATACAACGAATCGTGGGAAGGATTTAACCAAGCCATGCTCGAACACGCTGTTGAAATGACTAAATTGGAATCATCGCAATTGTTCGGCCATGCTCAACGCACGATGGGCGCGAACGCCGACAATTCTATCCGGGCAGAGTGATGATCCGCCAGGCGCGGTCACGCACACGCGGGATAGGGCAAAGCCATATCGCCTTCGGTGGCGGTCTTGATACCGTTACACCCCCGCTTGAACTGCGCCCCGGGCTTTGCCGGGTGGCAAATAACATCGAATGCGACCTCTATGGCGGGTATGTCACAACGGCAGGGTATGAAGCGTCAAATGGGAAACCGAAACCTTCGGCGGCGACGTATTCCATAATCAATATAACACTAACCGGAAGCATATCCGTAGGGAATACCGTCACCGGGGTAACGTCTGGCGCAACTGGTTATGTCATAGCCATAACTTCTGGTTATATAGCCGTCACCAAGATAACCGGGACGTTTGTTTCCGGGGAAGTATTAAATGTCGCTGCAGCCCCACAAGCTACCACGACATCGGCTGCGGTAGTAAGTGGCGCTTCGACCAACCTTCTGAACGCCCAGTACAACAACCTTGCGGCGGATGTTTATCGGGCTGATATATCTGCTGTCCCTGGATCAGGATCGGTCACGGGGGTTGTGCGATACAACGACGTAACCTATGCCTTCCGGAATAATTCCGGGGGGACGGCGACAGACATTTACAAATCATCCGCTTCTGGATGGGTGAATGTCCCCTTGTTCTATGAGCTTCCGTTTGAGCAGGGCGTGATAATGCCGCCCGCGGAGGGCTCTCAGATTTCTCAGGGTTCAGTAACAGCGACGGTCAAGCGCGTTGCATTGGAAAGTGGCGACTGGGCGCTTAACTCTGCAAAAGGCCGACTGATCGTCACCACACCGTCGGGTGGTAGTTTTGCGCAAGGATACATCACCGGTGATCCTTCGGTGACAGCGGCGAACGGAATCAATTGGACAACCCGTATAAGTGCAGCCGATAACGTTTGGAATTCTATCGCTTACGGCGCAGGACTGTTCGTTGCCGTAGCAGGGACTGGAACCGGCAACAGGGTAATGACAAGTCCTGACGGGATAACATGGGCTATCCGAACAAGTGCTGCCGATAATGAGTGGTACGGCGTCGCCTACGGCAACGGTATATTTGTCGTTGTTGCCAACCTCGGAGGAGTCGGCAACAGGGTGATGACCAGCCCTGACGGGATAACATGGGCTATCCGAACAAGTGCTGCCGATAATCAATGGCGGTCTGTCATCTACGGAAACGGGCTGTTTGTCGCAGTATCAACAAGCGGAACCGGAAACAGGGTAATGACGAGCCCTGACGGGATAACCTGGACTATTCGAACAAGTGCTGCTGATAATAACTGGCTATCTGTCACCTATGGTAATGGGTTGTTCGTTGCCGTAGCAGGGACTGGAACCGGCAACAGGGTAATGACAAGTCCGGATGGAATTACTTGGACCATCCGAACAAGCGCCGCAGACAATACTTGGGTGTCTGTCGTTTACGGTAATGGTTTATTTGTTGCTGTTGCTTTCGACGGATCCGGAAACAGGGTGATGACGAGCCCCGATGGCATTACTTGGACCATCAGAACAAGCGCTGCGGATAATCAGTGGCGGTCTGTCGTCTACGGCGCAGGACTGTTTGTTGCCGTAGCAGGTTCTGGAACCGGAAACAGGGTAATGACAAGTCCTGACGGGATAACATGGGCTATCCGAACAAGCGCTGCGGATAATAATTGGACATCTATAGCTTACGGGGGGGGATTATTCGTAGTCGTAGCAGCAAGCGGAGCCGGCAACAGGGTGATGACCAGTCCTGCAATCGACAACACCATAGCCCTTGCGACATCGACAGCAACAGCGATCACGCTAAACCCAAATGGTAACTACAAGTTCGTCACGACAAACTACACCGGAAGCACGACGACTAAGCGTGTCTATGGCGCCAATGGTGTAGATCGAGGATTTGAGTTTGACGGCACCGTCCTTGTTCCGATAAGAACCGGGATGACGACAGATACCCCAAGTCATGTGTTTTCCCACAAGAACCACCTGTTCTTTTCCTTCGGCGGATCGGTGCAGCATTCAAGCCCCGGGTTTCCGTATCAGTGGAGTCCAATAACAGGGGCGGGTGAGTTGGCCATGGGGGACACTGTTACCGGGTTTATTGCTCAACCGGGGTCACAAACAAGCGGTGCATTGACGATCTTCACCAGAAACCGAACGGCTACTCTGTACGGTTCAAGCTCGGCGGACTGGAACCTGGTGACCTACCGTGAAGAATTGGGGGCAATATCCGGGACGATGCAGGATGTTGGGCTCACGATATTCCTTGATGACCAAGGAATTACCAGCCTTCAAACCGTTCAGGAATTTGGGAATTTCTCTCACGCCACGTTGAGTAATCAGATAAAGACATTCTTTTCCGGAAAGTCGGCTATAACCTCTTGTGTAGCAAGGAAAAAAAGCCAGTACAGGCTGTATTTTACTGACGGAACCGGAGTATATGTCACGGTAGGCCCGGGAAAATACGGGGCGTCTGTTGTCGGGATGAGCACGGTTACCCTTCCGAATAAAGTGGTCTGCATCCATTCTAGTGAGGACAGCAACGGATCAGAGGTCATACTATTTGGGTCCGACAACGGATATGTCTACGAAATGGAAAAGGGAACGTCGTTTGACGGTGCCGCTATCGGATGGTCATTCAAGCTAGCGCGTGATGTTCTGAAGGCACCAAGAGTAGAAAAGCGGTTTTCAACCGTCATGCTGGAATGTTCGTCCGCAGGATATGCGCAGTTCAACGTGGATTATTCCTTGGGGGCAAATACCACCCTGATGCCTCAACCGTCACCAACATCATGCAGCATCGACCTTTCGCCCGGATCGAAGCGCGACGTTGAGGCGGTTATTCACCTGGTCGGTCAGGCAGAGAGCATTGCGCTTCAATTAAGCGGAAGCTCTGACTATTCGTATCCGGTGACGTTCTCTGGTGCTATCGTGAATTATGCCCAACGAAAACTCATGCGGTGATATAATCCACAGATATAGAGGTTTTGAAAATGGCCAATAACGCACAATACGATCTGGCGGCCCCCAGTGGGTTCGGGCCTGCGCCCCCTGCGCCAAGTGGGTTCGGCCCGGCCCCACCGGCACCCAGTGGATTTGGGCCTGCGCCACCCAGTTCAGGTCTGCTAACAACCAGCAACACAAGCCCGTGGGTAATTAAGCGTCCAACAAATGTGAACGCGCCATGGCCGGATTTGCAACCATCCGCAAATACAGTGACTTCAAATACAGCCACTGCAAATACAGTCGGCACCTACGACAACCGGAAGTTTGGCTATGACCCCTCTCTCGGGTCGGTAAACCAGAATACCGATACCGTAGCGGGCCAGCTTCGCGGTCTGTTGAGTCAGGATTCACCGTTTATCACGCGGGCAAGGACATCGGCTGCGCAAGCTGCGAATGCGCGGGGGCTGTCAAATTCGTCAATGGCTGCCGGGGCAGGCGAAGCGGCGGCCATTGATGCTGCTACGCCGATAGCGGCGGCTGACGCCGGAACATACTCTGCGCAACGATTGGCGAATCAAACAGCGACCAATACCGCAAATGAAGTCGGGGTTACAGAGGCCAACAAGGCCTATCTTCTGGATCGTTCCGGGAAGATAAACCAAGAGCTTGAGGCCCTGAAGGCTCGGAACATTTCTAGCTTGAGCGCACAAGAGGCGAATCAGCTTCAAACATTGACGGCGCAGAAAGGTGAGATCGACAGACAGCTTCAGGCTGCATCTGCGGAACAGCAGTCTACGTTGCAGTCCGAGCGATTCGCGCAGCAGAGCCAGCTTAACATTAACTCCGACGCAGCAGCGTATGTAAGGCAACAGCTACAGGGCGATCAAGCCGCACAGCTTGCAGACATTGAAGGTAGCAACAGGGTGCTACTTCAATCAAACGCAGGCGCAGCAAGTCTATATACGGGGACTATGGGAAGCATTGCTTCTATCATGGGCAATCCTGACCTGAAGCCAGATGACAAGAACAAGGCTGTCGGTGTGTATCAGGATTTGCTGCGGTCGGGACTCTCGGTGATAGGATCATCGGCGAATGTTGATTATGTCTCGCTGCTTAATTGGAGCGGCGGGGCACCATCCACCACAAGCACTACCAGTGGCGCGACGAGCAATAATGGAAAGATCAACTTGGCCAATGTAATTTCCAGGATGCAGCTATGAAAAATCGTCAAATGGGTTTGCTGGCGCAGCGAATAAAAGACGCTGGCCGATATGGCGATACCGAACTTGTCCATATGAACAAGGATGAGAAGGCGATGCTCGACCGCATGTCGCCACATGGTGAGGCCACGATCAACCCTGAAACCGGGCTTCCTGAATACTTCTCGCTTGGCAAAGTGTTCAAGGGCGCCAAGAAAGCGGTTAAGGGTGTCGTCAAGGGCGCGAAAGGCGTGGTAAGTGGCGCCCTGCATGGAAACATTGGCGACATTGCCATGTTGGTGGCTGGGGTATACACCGGCGGCGCTGCACTTGGCGCCTGGGGTGCTGGAACAACGTCTGCGTTTGGCGCAATGGGCGCTGGCGGGCAGGGGTTTTGGTCAACCGTTGGGTCGAATCTTTCAACAACGGCGAGTAACGCATTCAGCTACTTGTCAGGCTCAGGCGCCGCTGGGTCGGTCACTGGCGCGGCGGCAGAATATGGGCCTACGATGGCAGAGCTTGGGGTGAGCCAGGGCGCAAAGTACAGCATCAGCGGAATGTTGAGCGGTGTGGGATCGGCCATTCAAAGCAATCCCGCTGCATTCAAGGTAGCAGGAACCATCGGAGCGTCTATGCTGTCCGCAGACGCGCAGGCGGCGTCCGATAAGAACCAACTTGAGATCGCCAAGAACCGCACCCGGTGGGACAACCAAGCTACTGCGGAAAACTACGCCGATTCAAACTACTTCGGGCAAGACGTTGGGTTCAAAGCACCGGATTATGCAAGGCAGCTTATGCGGCCAGATGGGTCTCAAGTCTATGGACGCAGCGGTCTTGTCTCGCGTCGCCTGAATGAGGCTTCCTGATGGACGTTAATCAAGATCAATCTCAAGCGATGGGGCAGGCTCAGTCACCTATTGCACCACCGGCTGCCACGCCCGCTCCAGCGCCACCTGCTGCGCCAGATCAAGGACAGCAACAGGGTCAGCCGGACCCAAAAGCAATGGAGGGTGTTCAACGGCTTGGGATTGCTGCGTCAAAGATTATCTATGACAAGCAAACATCAAAGGCCCTGATCGACATGATGTCGAAAATTAAGGACCCTGCCACGGCAGCGGCAACCGCCGGCATGGTTGTCATGCGGAAGATGCAGGATTCCATTTCTGGTGTTAATCCGAAGGTCGTATTCGCGGTTGCGCCTGCGGTCGTTGTTTTCCTTCTTGAGCTTGGCGAAGCTGCGGGATTGTGGGAAGGTGCAGGGACGGACGAGGTGAGCGCAGCTATCCAAAAGATTGGACAATTTGCCGACCAGGGTGATTCGGAAGAATCTGGCGAGACTCAGCAAGGCCCGGCAGAAGAATCCGGTGAACCTGCCAACCAACAACCAGCCCCTCAAGGCGGTGGGTTGCTTTCTGGGGGAATGCAATAATGGGACTCGGGCTTCTGGGTACGGCGATTGCCGGCGGGTTCAAGGGCGCCGGTGAGATTGCGGACGATGAACTCAAGAATCGAGCCGCCGCTTCTCTTGCAGCCCAGCGTGACGCAGCGGCGGCCCAAAGAGAAGAACGGCTTAATGAACTTAGAAAGGATCTGGCAAAT